ATTTAGAATAGCCATTATATTACAGTTATTTAAAACTGATACTCCAGTTCCTGTAAAATAAACTCTAATTATAAATGTTGTATAACCTAAAGAACAAGGTGTTCCTGTTCCTGGAGTATATGTATGAGTAGTATCTGTTGTAGCAGTAGTTGTAACTGTACTAGTAGTTGCATCTCCCCAATCTATAATAATGTTTTGAGAACCTGATGTTCTTGTAAATGTTGTTCTAATTGAACATGCTGCATCTCCAAGATCACAGAATAAGAATTGTACTTCTGTTGCTACATCTGTAATTACAGGCCAATCTGAAGGTCTAGAATATACTGCTGGACCTGTTGTTCTACTAAAATAATTTTGTAATGGTAAGTTAAATGCCATAATTATATTGTTGGGAATATAGTTATTTCTCCTGTTATATTTGTTTGTGGTGGAAATAATGAATAAAATGTACATGATCCTGCAGCCACTGTTACTTCAGATTGCATTCCACAAGTTGTTACTTCAAGATAAGCAGTCCTATCAGGAGTAAAGTCTACTCTTGTATTTACTGTTATGTTTACATTAGAAAATGTATATGTATAATATCCACTTACAAGTGACCAACTTGTTGAAGTTAATGTTTGAGCTGTTAGTTTATATATAGTTCCTCCACCTCCACCACCTGAAGAATTTATAGTTACTACTCCTGTACCACCTGCAGGAGATATAGTAACATTTGTTCCTGCAATAATTTGTGTAACTCCACCACCTCCTCCACCTGGAGCTGCCCATGTACCATCTGCACGTAAAAAGTTTGCAGTACCACCACCACTTGCAGGTGCAAGACCTTTTAATGTAGATGTAAAGGTATCTATTAATGTTGTAGCTTGTGTACCAGTTAATGTTTCAATATTACCCGTGCCTGCTGTTACTCTTCCTTGAATTGTACTTGTTGCAACCTGTGCTAACATAGCATTAGTAACTACATTTGTACCTATTGTAGTAGTTATTGAAGTTGTTCCAGTTCCGGTAACATTACCAGATAAAGTAATGGTTTGATTACCAGTTATATATGTATTAGTATCAAGAGCAAATACACCTGTTCCTGTCATTTTTACAAATGAAGTTGAAGCATAAGATAATCCTGCTAATGAAGTAAGATTAGTAGCTAAAGGTTGTCCACCTAATCCTGTTAAAGTATATGTAGGTACATTTAATACTCCTGATAATAATGTACTTGCTCCACTACTTCCTGTTACAGTTAATGATGTAAATGTAGCTGTTGGAGGTGTAGGTATGTTTAATACATTACTTACTAAAGTGGCAGCACCTGATCCTGTTGTTGTTAAACTTGTTATTCTGTTTGTATATGCAGTATTCCAATTTGCACTATTATCAGTTATTGAAGTTCCCCAAGCTGAACCTGTTGAAAGTGCAATACCTGCTCCAGGATAAACCATTCCACCACCACCACCACTTGACCATGAAGTGCCATTGTAAAAGTTGAGAGCATTTAAAGTAGTGTCATAAACAATAAGTCCACTTGCAGGAGTAGCAATAGCATTCTTCTGCGTTGTGGTCATTACAGGTGGTAAAAAACCTTGTGTTGTAGAACTTACTTCTAACACTGCAGAAGCTGCAGAAGGTGTTCCTACACTTAATTTATTTTGTATTCTTGCAGTACCATTTACGTCTAACTTATATCCTGCATCTGTTGTAGTGTTTATTCCTATGTTTCCTCCACCAAATATTCGTATTCTATTTACTGAATTGGTGAAAAAATCTAAATTGTTATTACCAACTAAAAAGAAAAAAGAATCTCCCGATGAGTATTGGCCAAATTGAAATTTATTTGAATTTGTAATAAGACTGCCTCCAAAAATATCAATAGATGCATAAGATGTATTTTGATTATTTTTAAATACAGCAGAAGGAGAAGTAACTGAACCTAAATTTTCAACATACAAACCTGTTAAAGCTGTAGTTGAAACAATTGAAGTTTTCGCAGCAGGAGCATTTGTTCCAATTCCTAATCTATCATTAATATCATCCCAAAAGAAGTTTGCATTGTCTTGTTGTAGTACACCACTTGTACCTGCAAATAATACAGAACCTGAAGTTAAAGTTGATGCAGTAATTGAACTTGCAAATGTAGCAGCACCTGCAACTGCCAATCCATTAGTTGGAGCAGCTGTTGCTGTAGTAAATCCTATTGCAGCATTACCTGCTACTTGTAATTTTGAAGTAGGTAAGGTTAATGAAGTAGTAATAGTTCCAGTTCCTAAATTACCTACTGTTACATTACCATTTTCTGCTATTAATAAACTTGGTGTATAGTTACTTGCAGTTGTTCCTGCAATAAAAAATTGAGAAATACCTGTTGTAGAGGTCATACTTGCACCAAATAAACTTTGGTCTTGTACATAAGTTGTACCAATATAAGGCCTAAAAGTAAATGCACTAACAATGTCTCCAGTTGTTACTGCCGTAGGGGAAGCATTAGTTCCTCTTGATTTAAAAAATTGTGCAACTGCTGCTTGTGGACCAGTCTGATTTTGATACAGCATTAAACCTCTTGTTGACAAACCTGATTCACTTATAATACTTAAACCTTCATTAGCATTATTCCAAGAAAATTTTGAACTTGCTCCAAATACACCACTATTATTATATTGAATTTGAGTATTAGAACCCGCTGGACTTGTAACACCACCTGAATATTGTGGAATATTTAAAACACCTGTTGTAGAATTATATGTAGCTGCACCTGATGTTCCTGTAGTAGTTAAACTAATAGCTAATCTAGCTAAAGCATCTGTATATTGAGTGATTGTAGATGCTATTGTAAAAGAAGGATATGTTCCTGTAACTGATATTCCTGCACCATTTGATAAAGAAACAATTTGATCTGGAGCAGAGTTAGTAATTACTCCTGTTGTATTGTTGTAGTTTATTCCCGTACCTCCACTTAAAGAAGTTAAGATTATAAAGTTAGAACCATTTGTAATTTGATTGTTGTTAGTTGGAATTGTGATAACTCCTGTTGTAGAATTATATGCTCCTGAACCTGCAACAAATGAATTAGATAATCTTGCTCTTGAATCTGTATAATATAAATTAGTACCTTCAGCAATGTTTGTAGTTGTTAAACTTACAGCACCTGTAAAACCATTTACAGAAACTACTGAATCAGTATTGTCTACTTTTTGCCATACACCACCATTAAATATTGCCCAATCTCCAATGTTCCAATCAGTAATTCCATTTAAGTTAGTAGAACCTGCAACATTTACAATATAATAATATCCTGAAGTTCCAACACTACTTGTTAATGGAGGCGTATTAGTTAAAGCATTCCAAGTACCTTGATAAGTTGAACCACCTATTAAACCATTAATTTGATTTTGAACTTTACCAAAGGCAATTAAGATAGAATCAGTAGCTAAAATAGTTCCTCCTGTAATATTAACTCCTGTTAAAACTTTTCCTATTACTGCTGAATTGACTAAAGATGGATTTGTATAAGTTCCGCTTAATTCACCTCCTGCGGTAATACCTGATATGGTTGTTAAATAAGTAGAGTTATCATAAGAAATAACAGTACCTATAATTTTAACAAAACCAGTACCATTTAATGCAGCTTGTTTAGCAGTAAAAGCAGACCAATCTGTAGTAGATAAAACTCCTCTATTAGATGCAGAAGCTGTTGGTACATTTAATGTAATTACTGGAGTAGTTGTTCCTGTAGCTACAGTAGAAGATAAATCAGTACCAGTTGTACCTAAAGTTAATGCTGCTACAGAAGTTACAGTACCACCACTATTTATTGCATTTAAAGTAGTACCTGTTAGTGAAAGATTTGTACCAAGTGTAATTTCTTCCATTACACCTGATAATGCAGTGCCCCGACCAACTAACCTATTTGTAGTCATCAAAGTTGTAATAGTTCCTGTTGTAGAAATAGTTCCACCTGAAATTAGACCGGCTGTTGCTATAGAAGTTACTGTACCTGTTCCATAAGGAGCTGTAAAATATTCTAAAGCTGTTTCTCCAGCATTAACTCTTGCTAGTTTTAAAGAATTACCTGTTAAACTATCTAAAGGAGATAATTTAGTATTTAATGCTATTGTTCCTGCAGAAGTAATTGTACCACCTGTTAAACCTGTACCTGTAGCTACGCTAGTTACAGTACCTGAAGTAGTAGATGGAGCAGTATTAATTATAGTAAAACTTGGATATGTACCTGTTACAGATATTCCTGTTGATGGAGTAAGTACTACAGTTTGATCTGGAGCAGTATTAGTCACAATTGGTACAGTAGTTGTACCTCCTATAGAAATTCCTGTACCCGAAGATAAAGATGTTACTTTATTATTCCAGGTAGTTGCAGAAGTTATTCTTGAGTCTGCTAGAGTTCCTGTCCAACCAAGTGTTAAACTAGTTGATTGAAGCAATGCTGTAGCAGGTGTACCTCCTAATGTAAGAGTAACATTAGTGTCATCAACCTTAGTTAAAGCAGATGGTGTAAAACTTGGTATAGTTGGGAATGTAGCTAATGTACCATCTCCTCTTATATATTGTGATACTGTACCAGTAGGTATTGGATAATAGGTTGATGCTGCTAATGTAATTGTTAAATATGGAGTTAATGCAGAGGCTGTTACAAATCCTGATGGATTACCAGTTAAAGGATAATATAATAAATCATATGTTGGTAGTCCATTATTCCATAATACAGAAGGATTAGGATAAACACCAGATAAATCTCCACCAGCTGGTCCTGAAGGAGCTCCTCCTCCACCACCACTACCACTAACTAATAGTTTTCCAACTTTATCTACTACTTGCATCAGTATGTTGCTCCATATATATAATAACTAGTGCCTACTACACTTGAATAGGCAATTATTTGATCACCCTTATTTAATGCATATGAGAAATCATCTGTTACTGTATCACCAGCTGATAAATTTAAAGCATACATTAAATTTGTTGTTGCTGAACCAGCTTCATAAATATATATTTGTATATTATATGATACAGCATTATTAAATCTAACGGTAAATAATCTATTTAAACCTGCTGAAGAAGGTCCCCCTACTGCTAAAACAGTACCTGTAACAGATAGTTTTCCGGTTTTAGTAAATTCACCCATACTATAATATACAAAAATTTTATGACAAAAAAAATCCCTATGATTAATAGAGATTAATAACTGACATTATATCAATGTTCCTGCTATAAAAATTAATAGAAGTGCTGCAATAATAAAATATGAACCAGTAATATCACCTTCAGGATCTAATTCATATGAGTCTTTAACACTATTGTATAAAGGTCCTCTAAAAGAGTTTCCTATAATCCATAACAAACATGCTATGCTTAAAATAAATAACATTATTAAATAATTCATAAGGTATCAATTCTACGTTGTAAATATACCAATGCTTTTTCTAAATCTTCTTTATTGTTAAAAGTTTTTTTACCAGCTCTAGCTAAATATTTTATTACATTTCCTAAGTAAAAATCTTTATCTAACTTCCAGGCTTCTAGCACATTAAAAACTTCATATGTTGAATCTTTTCCACCATAGTATTTAGGACGTGATTCAAAAGGTGGAATATCTTTTCTAAAGTCATAATTTTTATTATGTTCAGAATCTAAAGTATTTTTAGTTCTTTTATCTATATCTTCTTTAGATAATTCTTTAGAATTAATTTTATCAGTACTTGTTCTTCCAGAAAAATACGGATTATCATCTGTTATGTTTACCATATTATTGCAATATCCATTTCATTAAACATTAGCTTTACACTACCATCAATGTCAACTTTTTCTGCATGTTCTAATTGTCCAGTTGGAATATATACTGAATCTCCAACAGCAATCTCTTCTACTTTATCACCTATAGCATATACAGTTAATCTGTTCCATTGCTTCATTGCTTCATACATTAAAGCATCTTCATCTTTTTCAGATAACTTAATTACTGATTCTTTTCTTACAGGTACCTCAATAAGTATCCGTCTTCCTCTTAATGTTTTAAATTGTGTGTTCATTTTATTATTTATTAGGTTATCAAATTTAATTCTTGCTTCTAAGTTAGTCTCTGACTCTGATGTTAATTTTTGCCATATACCTAACTCATGTTTTGTCATTTTAGTTATGTTTTAGAGTTGTCACTTTGTATTTAATAATTTTGACACAGCAGTCTGTGCACTAATTAATTCTCCTACAGCATGATCAAAAATAAAACTTTTAGAAGCTGATTTAGTTTCATTATTATAATGATCTTTTAAAATATTTACAATATCAGCAATATTTTTCTTTACTTTATAATCTGAAGAATCTTCTTCTGTACTAAATTCAATACCAATTAATTCTTCACCAAAGGTTAGAATTTTAGTTTCATTGATATCAATAATACCATTTGGGATGGGTGTAACTCCTGAACTCATAGTGTTGGTTTTTAAATATTATTTACAAATATATAATTATTTATAAATAAAAACAAATATATAAAAATTATTTTCCTATTTGTTTTATAATTTATACAATTTCCAACCACATTTAGTTTTTTCCTGCCTTTTATGTTTTATATGATTAAAAACTCCAATAGTTAATCCTGTAAATTTAGACATATCAGTTAATGATTTGTACACTATATCATTAGTAAATATATTAATCCAACCACATTTATTTTTATTATTTTTTGTAGTGCTCATTTGGTTTTTTGTTTTAGCACTAAATTTATATCCTGAAACACGTTTATATCCATTAGCTTTTTTTGTTTCCCATGCTTTCTTTGCTTGATTTGATCTAGCTTCTGAAGTCATAGTTAACATCCTATCATATTTTTCCGGATATTGTTTTTGTAAAGCTTTTATTGTTTTAGATATCTTTAACTTAGTTATGTTAGATTGAATACCACCTTCTCCACCAAAAGTTAAATTATAACCATAAGGAGCAATACAATTATATTTTTTAATAAATTGAATTTCTTTTTTACAACAATCTGTTTTGTTAACACAAATGCATAAGACTTCCCAGATAAAGTTATCAATAGAATACTTTCTTATAGCCCTTTGAAAAAAATAATTATAATGTTTTCCAGATTTATTATAAGCTTTTCTTATATGATTTTTTATTCTGGTGCATAAAGTTCCAGTAGTATAACCAATATACTGTTTATTATTTATTTTATTTGTTGCAATATATACTAACATACTACAAATATAATAAAACTATAACAAATAGTATATAAGTTTAGAGTTATCTACCCTGAGAACGGTATAATTTTTTATAATTTTTAGAAGATTTAAGTTTAGATCTTTTAGTTTTTGCATGAACACCAGTTCTAGAAACTTTTGGTTTATCTAACTTAGTAAATGTATCTTTAATTTTTGCCATGACTAATCTTTTACAGGGATAATAGTTCCTACTGGATATGGTGCACCAACAGGTGCTTGAGTAATTGATGTTTGTCCTTTATGAACTCTTAATGCTTTTCTTAAAGGTAAGGCAGCTTCATTAAGAGGACCATAACATTTAACTAATGTTACACCATTTACTTCTTTAAAATATTTACATGGCATACAGAACATATTACTCATTCCTCCACCTAATGTATCAGATACAACAAATGATCTATTTACTGTAGTTAAAGTTTCCCATGTTGGTGCTTGAGGTACTGAATCAAAATACCAAAAGAAAGACCATACTGTACTATCAGTTCCATCAGGAGACACAGAAGGTTCCGGAACTAAAAAAGAATTACCAATAGATGGACCATCAATAACAGGACATACTGAACAACCTTCTACAAATGTTCTACCTTGAACTTTTATTAGATTACCAGTAGGTACTGCAGCAGATGCTCCACAGAATGCAAACTTACCTTTATAAATATATAAAGCATGTTGTTGACTAAAAATAAAACTTGTTAGCATCAACAAGCAGATTGTTATAATTATTTTCATATTATAATATACTAAATATAATTTACTTAAGCAAATATAAACAATATCTGTGACATCACCAATACATAAATCTTATAGTAGGTGATTATTCTCCCGGGTATGTTCTGTCTCAGATGTACCCCCCAGGATGTCAAGTTTATTGCACCAAAAACTTGACAAAGTTATTTGGATTTTTAGTATGTAAGGGAGAAAGGAGGGTCCCTCCAAAGCACCTCCCCCCACTCTCAGCCAACCGGGGTACCCCCCATTGTTTTATACAGCTTCATACTAATCAGAAATTATTTTCTAAAATAATTCTACCAGGAAATAGTTTATTGATACTATCAAGTACATAGTAACTATGCTATGCTATGTAGTATAGTATACTATAGTATATAATAGAGTAGCTTAGAAAAGTCTTGGCTTACCACACTATATATATAGTATAGTATATTCTATTCTATATATAAAGCCTGCGGCAGCTTGTTATACAGCTTTATACTGTTATGGATAAATAGTGGATGAGTTAATTCCAATACACAAATTATCTGAGCCAAGTAAGTTGATTGGCAATATACCATTAGCAGGGTGTCAACAAGCCTGCATTTTTTATTAAATAATATTACTATGTCTATTATAGACTAGGGTAGCCGGGAAAACTCTTACCAGATGCAGTCTTGAAACAAAGACTTAGGTGGACCTACGGTGTAGTAATATTATTTTTAAACTAAACTTATTTATAAGTATATAAAATTAACTAATGCACCATTCTCACTTCCCAAGGGTGAGCAGTTGTAATAGTAATAGACATGTTAGTTATACAAGTTGAATGTCCTTAACAGGAGTCATCATGTCCCTGAACTAATCAAGTTATGTTTTAACAAACCTCTGAACTTGACTATTTAACTATTACAACTGAGTGCAGAGGGGTTATTACCCTTTTTTATAAAAGCCTGCGGCAGCCTAAGTACAACTTCAGACTGTTAGGGATAATTATTATTAATTCATTAAAAAATTAAAATTATGGAAAATGTTAAAGTTCAGGGTATCCTGAAAAGTGTTGCTAATTTAGTAAAGGCTAATAGCAATGGTACAATGTTTAGAACTTGTACAGTTGAAGTTTCAGGCAAGACATACTTTGCCAAAATTTGGGAAAAATCTTTCCAAAATGGTGTTACAGTAGGTGACACATATACTGTTGAAATGCAGTTGGACGGTGATACAGTTTGGTTGACTGTATTGAACGGCAGTAGTGCAGCAATTGCTACCAAAGCAGACTTTGCTCACTTGTTTGCAGGTCTTACTGTATAACAAACCACACAAGCACTCCCTTAATTGGGAGTGTTTTGTTTATAAAGCCTACGGCAGTCTTAGTACAGCTTTATACTAAAAGGTTTGCAAGGTTATAATCACTGTTATGTGTAGCAAATGTTTTTATAAAAACTGTTTTCAAGATATAATTAACTGTTATTTGTAGCAAGTGTTTTACTACTGTAACAAGTAGACTTTGGTACTGATAATCAAGTAGTTATATTTTTATAATTAGTGAGAAAGAGGGTGAAAGTGTGTTAAAGTGATAAACTATCACCATATTATAGGCAGCTTAGGCCTTAACAGATTGGGTCAAAAGCCTTATAATATATATTTATATAGCTAAACAATAGTATTGACTATATATACTATTAGTATTATCTCTCTCTATAGAAGAAGCAAGGTTAGTATTTCCGGAATATTTAAAATTTAAAACTAAAAGCTTAAACTTATATAAAATGCCAAAATCAAAAGATATTAGACCATTAACATTAGAATGTCAATGTGGTAATAAAGAACCTGACTTATTTAAAACAAGAGTAATTGTAACAACTGAAGAAGATTATGAAGATATTCCTGGATCTACATATGTATGGATACAATGTATAAAATGTTCCAAACATTATGAAATAACAAATATTACAACATTTTCAGGAAGATTAGAAGGAGATGAAGATGATGATGATGATGAAGATTGGATTTAAAATATTGCCAAATGACAGGGCTTGATACTGTCATAATTTAACTTATTAAATACTTACAAATATGATTACACAATTTATGATTACTGAGATTACTAAGTTAGTAACATCAGCACAAAAACAGAATGTATTCTTAACACAAGAATACATAGATGCTCTTTATGAGCTAGACATACAAGACATTGTTATGTTAAGAGAGTCTTACATTGCAGAGAAATTAGTTTCTGCATAATGAGTACATTAATATTTCTATGGTATCTGATTACAGGTACCATAGTTTATGAAAAAAACATTGATGGTAGAAATACCTATAGAATGGAATTTAGTGATACTTCTGTAATTACAGAAGGTGGTAATAAGTTCTATGGTACTACAGTAGATTATGTTTATAAGGAAGAGATTCTGGAATATATTAATTCCGGGACTTTTGAATATAATGAAGATTATTAACACTTAAAACTATACTTATGATTTCTCAATTTACATTAGAAGACTATAAAAACTTAGTCAATCAAATTCAAACAACCAAAGTTAAAGCTAGACCAGAACGTAATAGATATGAAGGTAAATATGAAAGAAAAGATTCTTTATGGAGAAGAGAAAGAACTAGACCTTGGGATAAATGTTGGTTCAGTAATAAACCACACATTATTAATTTAACTGTTGAAGAAGCAGCAAATAGATATCCAGACTATATGAAATGGATATATAAAAACTTAAGAGGTATCAAATGGTCTGTCTTTACTGAAAGACTGCTTATGAAACTATAAAAATTTAGCCATAGTATGGGTATTCCCTACTAACACATCTAGCGGACTGTGGCTTTATTAAACTAATTGACCTTAACAGTAGGATGGTAAAACTGTTATTATTTATCACTTATTTAAAGAATTATGAAACTAATATTAATCTTAGCTATAATGTATACAAGTTTTATATGTTGGATGCTTTCTCAAATTTAATCTTATGAAAAAACTATTAAAAAAAAGAAAAGAATTATTAATCTTACTTGATGAAGCAAGAAGATCAGACACAGAGTATGATTACAAATTACAAGCTATAAATGATATAGACTATGAGTTATATTTATTAGAAGCAGATATACATCATTACAAAATGATGAGACCATTAAGATTTATGTTATATGGTTTTGTAATTGCAAGTATATTATTAATTACTTATGCTATTCTTGCATAATGTGTAATACTATTACTTCTGTATTAGGATTTGATCTTGATGCAGAGATTACAGATAATGAAGGAAATGTTATACCTTCCGGAACTAAATGTAATTATATACCTGAAGAAAAACCTGATTATGTTTTTAATATAGACTATTATAATAAATGGACAAACTTTAATGAAGGTTTGTTAAATAAAATAAGAGACTATAAAAAATATAATATGTAAAAGTTTAATTAGGATTGCTTTTCCTAAAAATAATAAGGGGTTGTAATGACCCCTTTTTATTGTATTAGCTATATAATACAATAATTTTAGATTTTAATAAAGCTATGTTAAATATAATATAATATATTTACTTAATTATATGAATCATTACAAATGTTATATCAGCTGCCAAATGGCAAAGTAATATATTTAAGTGTTGATCAGTATCTAGATCTTACAGATTTAGATGTTCAGTACTTAATGTCTATTGACTATGGTGATCATATAGTAAATCCTTTTACAGATTCAGCAATATCTAAAAATACTAAAGAAAAGTATTATGACTTTGATTATCTAGCAGATGATGAAAGTGATGTTAATGATATTATTTCAGATGATGATCCATTTGATGAAATAATAGATTTGTCTGGCCCCTCAGATATATAATATTATAGTAAAATATAATATAAATAACTTATTACAGCTTGAGTAACTGTAATAGAGTATCTACTCATATAATCTATTTATTTATTTAAAATTTAAAATTATGCAATCAAAAGTTGTTGTAGTACCAGATGCTACTACCGGTGCAGTGATATATATCTCTGCAAATAACCCAGATTATGGGTATGTAAAATTACAACAAGTTAGAACACTTGTAGATGACAATGGATTTCTAAGGAGACAAAATATGTCTGCACTAATTCAAGCTCCTGTAGGTATTCTACAAGAAATGGGCTATTATGCAGGTCAAATTCTTGAAGGTAAAATTATCATTAAAGAGTCTTTGACTCCATTTAATAAAAAGTCTCCAGAAAGAGATTTAAAAATTGCAGGTAAAACAGGTATACTATGTAAAGTAGGAGATGAACCTATTTACCGTAAAACTGTGTATAATACTTCTAGTAATGCATCTGATATAACTATTCAGCATGATAATATAGAAGAGTTACGTGAAGCATATGCTGTACAAAGAGTATCAACTACTACAGTTAGCGCAAATGAGGACTTTACAATCTAATTTGTAAAGAATGTTACAAGAGGGGGACACTGATGTCCCTCTCTATTTTATTTAAAATTAATATATATATAATGGAAAAGCTAAAACAAAGTATTAAAGAGTATCAAACAAGCAGTAAAACATACATTAAGTATGATACTGATGGGTATAATCAATACCAAAACTATTTGTACAAAAGAGCATTACATGGTCTTAGTGCAATGACTGAAAAAGAACTTGCTACAATGTGTAGTAAAAAGAAACAAAGAATTATTAATGTATATAAGAGAGCTCAAGTTGTAATTAATAAACTTAAGCAACAAGCTACTATATCTTATAGTAATTTTCTTTTTAAATCTTTATTTCCAAACAGTCCAATTACAGAATTTTTACTAACTGAAACTGAAACAGATGAAAGTATCATTAATACTCTAAATTTTAAAGATTTGAATATTAATAAAAGTGATATTATTACTATCTTTATGTCAGAAGGAATCCTTCCAAAAAACTTTTTAAGTTTAGAGGGACCTCAAGTAAGTATGATTCAATTACCAAGACTAAAAAATGAGTAATTATACACCAAGACTAACACCATTAGATCAAGAATTTTTTGATTTACTTTCTAAATTAGATTTAGAAGATTTGAGAGTAATGAGAGATGAAAACTATTGGTGGACTACCTGTATATTTACAGGAGCTATAATACCTAGACCTAAATATGAAAAAATAGAGCTTATAAGTTATTATATTGCAAAAGGTGTACCTAAACCAAAAAAGTAGTTATATGGTAAAATTGAAAGAATGTTATGGATGTATGAAACCATCTGTAATTTGGAAAAACCATGAGGGATTTAGATATTGCAAAAATTGCTGGAGTTGTCACCAAAGCAATCTTGTTGCTCAGAAACCAACTGAAAACCTAATCCCTGTGGTTCTTCCTAATGTAAAGAAAAGACCAAGAATAAAGCTAAAATCTGAAAAGCAAAAAGCATTAGATAAAGCTTATTTATTAATGAGAAAAGAATATATGGATAAGAATCCTTTATGTAATGTTAAAGTATCAAAAGATTGTTTCTTTAATGCTACTGATATACATCACATGGAAGGAAGAGGTGAAAAAACATTAACACAATTAACATGGATATCAACTTGTAGACCTTGTCATACGTGGCTGCACGAAAATCCAGAACAAGCAAGAATACTAGGTTTTCTTAAATAATTTTGATTTTTAATTAATTTATGTTACATTTGTGACATGGGAAGATTAACAAACAAAATTTCTACACCAGCAATGTTAGAACAATTGACAAGCTTGGGTATATATAAAATATATCATGTTTCTAAAACTGATATATTTTATATTGGTAGTGCTTCAGGAACAATGGGTAAAAAAAAATGTGAACTTGGATTTTATAAAAGATTTAGAGAACATTTAAGAAGTTTAGAAAAAAATAAACATAACTCTAGGTATTTACAAAATGTTGTAAATAAATATGGTATTGAAGGCTTAAGGTTTGAGATTATTGAAGTTATTGATTCAACAGATAGAGTATATATACTTGAAAGAGAACAATATTATTTAGATCTATTAAATCCTGGTTACAATTCAAGTAAACTTGCAAAATGCCCTACAATTCCTTATACAGAACAAAGAAAAGAAGCTGCTAGACAAAGGATGAAAGGTATTCCTTTTGTTGAAAGTGTTTATGAAAAAATAAGAATACCTATAAAACAATACACAAAAGATAATATTTTTATTAAAGAATATTCTTCTATGAAATTTGCAAGTAATGAAACAAACATTGATAGAGCATCTATTAGTAAATGTGCATCAGGCAATAGAAAAACAGCAGGTGGTTTTAAATGGAATTTTAGTAATTAACTAAACAACAAAAACAATAGTAACAATAGAATGAACATCCTGAAGAGGCTAGAATACTTGGATTTTTAAAATAATATGATTTAAACTTATGATTATGAAAAAACAATTTATACAAATTGCTGTAACAACTGATTACACAATATTTAATTATTTACCAATGAACAGAAATGTGGATTCTAGACAAATAGAAGCCTTAGTAGAAAGCATTAGAGCAATGGGAGTTACAAGACAAGTTATCTGTATTAAAACAGCTTGTATTGATGGAGAACTTAAAACTTATATACTTGATGGTCAACACTTAGTACATGCTTGTCAAAGAGAAGGCATTCCTGTAGAATTTAGATATATTGAAATTGAAGATGAAGATGATATTGTTAAAAAGATGGCTTTTTATAATAATTCTTCTAAGTCTTGGAAACTTATGGATTATGTAAATTCATGGATGTATATTCATCCAGATTACACTATGCTTAAAAAGTTTAAAAATTTATATAATCTTGAACCATTAATGATTGCAAGTATTTGTAATAATACAGATTCTTATAATGGAATATGTCCAGCAAGTCAATTAATTAAGAATGGTAACTTTAGAGTTACTAATCCTAATGCTGAAACTATGTGTAAAGATTTTAGTGATTTATTTATTAAAATTGGTAAAGCTGATAGATGGGTTAAACATCAGTTTTTAAGAGTATTTATTCAAGCTTATAATAGTAAAAATTATAACCATGATGTTACTCTTCAAAATGTTGATAAGAATATTGCTACTATTAAGACAATGACAGATATTTCTGTAGCAAACCATTTTATACAAAAAAATGT